TCGCTCATTTTCTCAAGCTCCTTTTCGATTTGATAAGTAAGGGGAAATGCCGGCTCCGGCACTCCCCCTGCAATGTGAAGTTAAAACGGCAGGGGCGCCCGGTTCTTTTCGATCCATTCGTAGACCTGCCCCCAGGCCCCGATCAGCACCCCTTTGATAAAACCATCGGGATAATCCTCTATGGGCATATCCTCGGGGAAATACCCCTTCGCGGCGACCGCGGCCTTGACCTCATAGTCCAATACACCGTGTTGCGTCATCAGATCTTGCAGGGCTTTCAGTGTAGACGCCTCCGCCTTGGGCTCCAGTGTACTGCCCGCTGGGGGCGGCGTTCCCTCCGGCATCGGGCTGGCAGAGGCAGGAGGTGGTGTGGGCGGAGACACGGAGGAAGCCGGGACATGCTCCGGCGGCGGTGACGCGGGGGCGGCATTGTCCAAATATGGAGCCAATGGAGCGAACTCCAAAGGCAGCTCCTCCGGAAGGCCCAGCCGGTTCTTTGCGTCCCAGCAGGGATGATGGGTTGTGAACATGACGCGCCGGCCGCCCTGGGGCTTGAACTTCTTCCCCTTGTCGTCGACCGCTACGGACAAGGTCTTATAGTTGG